CCCTTCTAGCGAAGGGTCCGGGCATAGTGCAGTCATTCTTGCTTTCGCAAGGTGATCCAACCACTCAGTTACGACCGAGGAGGTGTCGTGAGTCGCACACGCGTGCGAGATTTGCCCGACTGGTTTAGCCAAGTCAGCGCTAGCTCAAAGGAGTGGCGGGATCCAACCACTAACAGTGGTTTGAACCCTGTCCTCCAATACAGCGAACGCCAAACGGCTGACCTTCGTCGTGCAAATTACGCCAATACGGGTCGGCAGGTTACTACCGATGAGAACCATACTTTCTCCGCCCGCTCTTTGCAGAGCAGTGACGGGGATGTCGGTGGGGACTTTAACTCTACACGTCAGTGGGTACGAATCGATGATGACTTCGTATACCACATGGACGTGAGGGGTCTAAGTGGCGGCACGTGGTACCGTGATCTTTATGACGGTCCCATAGTCGCCATACATCCTGGCTCTGTGCCAATACCTTCAGCGTCGTTGGGAAATCTGACGACTGCTGGAGCTACGGCCATTGCTAGGTGTAAACCCACTAACAACGTCGCGAACCTGGGAACTTCCGTTACTGAGATCTTCCGTGATGGCTTGCCCAAACTTCTAGGGCATACCACATGGAAGGAACGAACTCACCGTGCCCGCGCTGCGGGTGGTGAGTATCTCAATTACGAGTTCGGCTGGTTGCCTCTGGTCAGTGACATCCGCGGCGCCGCTTATAGCGTCGCGAATGCTCATCGCCTCATGTCTCAATATGAGGCGCATGCTGGCCACGAGGTTCGACGTAGGTATGAGTTTCCCGTAACTGACACGAAGAGTATCTCGATGGTGCAGCAGATCAAGGAAGCCGAGATGTGTGGCGGCCTTAATCCAGCTAAACTACTCGTAGATACCGATCGTGCCCGGGGGACTCTGTACAAGATAACCAGGACCTACAAACGGACCTGGTTCTCTGGGGCGTTCACCTATCACCTTCCGTACGGCTACTCTAGCCGCAACTGGTTGAGTGAGACTGCGAACAAGGCTGGGTACCTTTTGGGTATCGAGCTAACCCCTGACACTGTATGGAACGTTCTCCCCTGGTCGTGGGCCGCGGACTGGTTTTCCAATCTGGGAGATGTTATATCTAATCTCTCGGACTGGGCCACCGACGGTTTGGTGATGAGGTACGGATACGTGATGGAGCACTGCTTCACCACGGACACGTACTATCTGGATCGAGTCACGCGGTATAAACCGTATGGCAAGGTCCAAGCCTCCACTGTTACTGCTTGCTTCGAGAGCAAGCGGCGGATGAAGGCATCACCATTTGGGTTCGGCGTGAGCTGGAATAGCTTCACGCCGCGCCAACTGGCCATCGCTGCTGCACTCGGTATCATCCGAGTCTTCTAGCGAGTGACTGTAACCGTGCTAAGCCAACGGGGCTTGGTACGTCTTTCTACCGAGCCCTAGGAGTGATGCTCATGTCGTTCACTGATCCGCAAACCGTCACAATCTCTGCTGTGACCACGCCGCTACCCAAGATTTCGGTCTCGGGTGACGAAACGGTCTATCAGAGTGCGGACGGCTTGATCCAGCTGCTGGCTTCCCATGATATCGGGAAGCGCTTTCGGCACCTGCTTCGGATCAACCATTCGAAACTGACCGCGGATCCGTTTATCCCGGCGGAGAACGTCAAAGTTTCCATGTCTTGTTACATGGTCTTCGACGTCCCCCCTGTCGGGTACACGGCCGCGGAACAGCTCGCCGTTTACACTGGTTTCAAGAACCAGTTTTCGGCGAGTTCCGATGCGCTCATCAGCAAGCTCTTGGCTGGTGAGTCGTAAGGGATCTGCCGTAAGGGTTAACGTAAAGGTTCCCACAATTCACCGTGAGAGCCTAAACGAGAGCCCCGATCGGCTGGTTCACGATCGTGACGTGGATGAGGAGGACCTTATCTTCACTATAGAGATCAGCCGAAAGGCTCTTCTCTTCGTGATGGTTTTGGTCTCCCAAATCCTTTACGTCTATGCTGACCCGGTGGTTAGAGCCATAAGCTTTCTCCACCGAGCTAGCTAAGATCGTGGCTGCATGAGCAGTCCTGTGGTTGTCGCGTTTGAGTGCGGCTCGCTAGAGCCGTAGCATTCCCAGATCAACGGGTCTGCCGTAACGCGAAAAGTAACACATGGGCTAAGGATACGTAAACCTCTGTTAGGAGGCACGTTGAAAAGCCTAATGTCACTCTGGACCCGGATGGCTGATGATCTAGCCATCCTATGCTGCACTAGCGCCACTGCCGATAAGAAAACGATCGGCAGGCGGTTCGAACATGAGGGGTTGTCGTTTTTGACGATAACCCTGCCCGACCTTGGAAAGGCCACCCAAAAGTGGTTAGACCAAGGTCAGGCCGGTATCCACCCTTCCTTTACTACTGGAAGGGGAAGTCTCCCCCTGTTTCTAGGAGGTTTCTTCAACCGTGTGTTCGACCGGTCTAGCGGAGCGTTGCTCGATAAGCCCTGTGTCGACTCTATCTACGCAATCCGCCAGCTCACGCTGGGGTTTGCTAAGATGGAGATCCCGTGCAGTGATGCACGGGTCCGAAAGGCGATGCAGGACTATGTCGAGTGTGAGAAGGACGTCCGGAAGTCCGATGCTAGGCTTACTGAAGTAGATCTCAGTGAGTTCCAGCGTATATCGGATTTGCTGTTCCGGGGGGTGTTTGCCCAGATGGACAGAGATGTCTATTATGGACACATCCGCCCTAAGCACGGACCAGGTGGTACAGCTGATGGACTGACCGGAAACGGAAAGTTCAATCAGCTAACCTGGACCGCCCGACTTGATCGAGTGTTTCCACTCGACAAGTACCTTATACCAAATCACCATTTCACTGGTGTGCTGGAAAAGGTGAACGTCCTCGAACCCGGCGCGGAGATACCTGTGAAGGTTATCCCCGTACCTAAGACGTTGAAAACGCCTAGAATAATCGCGATGGAGCCGACCTGTATGCAATATATGCAGCAAGGCCTGTTGCGATCTTTTCTCGCAGCCTTCTCCAGGGATGAACTCCTGGGCCGGCTGATCGGTTTTGTTGATCAAGGGCCTAACCAGCTCCTGGCTCAGCAAGGTTCTGCCGATGGCAGGACGGCGACACTCGATCTGAGTGAAGCATCCGACCGCGTTTCCAATCAGCTCGTCAGAAGGATGGTCTCTCGTTGGCCTCATTTGTCCGAGGCTATCGACGCCACCCGTTCTCGACGGGCTTTCGTTCCTGGCCATGGTGAAGTACGCCTAGCCAAGTTCGCGTCTATGGGTTCAGCGCTCTGTTTCCCGATGGAGGCGATGGTCTTTACGACCCTCATCTTCTTAGGGATTCAGAAATCGCTCAACGTGACGCTCTCCCGAGAGTTGATTGAATCGCTCTCGGGGTCGGTGCGTGTCTACGGAGACGATTTGATTGTCCCCGTGGACCATGTGCGTACCATCGTACAGACTCTTGAGCATTTTGGTGCTCGAGTTGGTCTGCACAAGTCCTTCTGGACTGGAAAGTTCAGAGAGTCCTGTGGGAAGGAATACTTTGATGGCCAAGACGTATCTATTGTCAAGGTCAGACAAGCGTTACCGACCACGATGGCAGACGTTACCGAGGTGATATCAACCGTCGCGCTTCGGAACCTACTCTGGTTCCCTAGCGTTGTCGATTGGCTGGATAACCTTCTGACGGGAATACTGAAACACTTCCCGAAAGTTGGGCCAGCTTCCCCGGTGCTAGGCAGGGTCTCGTCACGGCCTGATCAGGGCCGGATGCACCCATACCTGTTTAGCCCTCAAGTTCGGGGCTATGTTGTACAGGCCAAAGCTCCAGCAGACATGCTGGAGGACTATGGTGCCTTGCTTAAGTGTTTACTCAAGCTGGAAAACGATATGCAAGGGAATGCTGACAGCTGTGTCAGCGCTATACCCTCTTATCGTCCCGGCACGGTGAGTGTAGGTCAGTTCCGACGTGTAGTCGAGAACCAGCCTTACTCATCTCCCTCGTGGGCACCACCCATGAGTCAGGATGAGAAGCACTTAGAGCGTACTGGACGCCCCAAGCGCGTCAGCATCAAGCTTGGGTGGTGGCCAGCGGTTTAGACCGCTGGCGAGGCTTAGGCCTTGTGGGAG